GGAACGTCTCCAACCAACCAAGGAACTCACGCGTGGTGAGGTCTCCGCCTTTGTAGGTGGCGAGCACCGCGTCATCGTCATGATGCTTGCCTGGGTCCGTCGCTGCCGCCTTCGCGAGCGCCGGACCATTCGACTTCACCTCGACCTTCGCTGCTTTGTCGAGATTCGCGAGGTACGTGCTGTCGGCTTTGCTGACCGCGACTACTTCACCGTGACGTGTTTGGACGTAGATTTTTGCGGATCCGCTCATTGGGGACCCTCGCCATCGCCGACCGCGCCATCGTCCACGTCGACGCTTGCTCCGCCAGTGCGCGGAACTGGCCCAGCCAACGGGGTACCTGTAGCGCGCGCGTAATTGACCGCTCTCTCCGCCGCGTCGCGCTCATTGACGAGCCGCGGATCAATCGAAGCCGCTCCGGTGTCGATTGCCAGTTTGCGCTTACGATACTCTTCAGCGAGATATCGCATGTTCGCAAGCTTTGCAGCGTCGGTTGACCCGATTGTCTTGTTCACCTCTTCCGCGCCTTCTTCGGCTGAAATTGAATGGTTGTAGACCGCCGCAGCATGCAGCCGGACGGAATTCTCTTCCGCGCGCTGCAGCTCCTTAGCCTTAGGCGTGAGCCAATCGCTGCTGATGTGCTTACCTACCGCTCCGGCTCCGACCGGTACATTCAGATCTTCTTCTCGTGCGGGCTTACCCTTGTCGTTGGTTAGCTCGCCGGTCTTCGGATCGAAATGAATGCCCATGAGGGTAGCTCGATGCGAGAGGCTATCGGCGAAGGATGCTAGCGGTTCAATCTTGGAGGAATAGAGTGCCTTCTGTCGCGCTACGCCTTGAGCGCTTAACCCAAGCGCGCCTTGGTCCTTACCGGTCTGGGGGAGTAACCCGAGCGCTGACTTCGACTCGGCATCTGTGAGCGGTCGCCGATACGATCCGCCGCCCTGAGCCTCGTGATATTTATCCTCATCGACGACGGTTTGCTTGCCCATCGCGAGCTCTTGCTTCGCCTGCTCATTCAGTAGCTGTTGCTGCTGAAACTGCGCGGCGAGCACGGGAGCCGCCGCGCTGATCTCTTTCGACTGTGATTGCGCCGCAAATTTTTCTGTCTCGGTTTGCGCGACCTTGTTCATCGCGATCGTGAGTGCCTGTTTCGCCATGTCCAGGTCACCGTGGTAATACTCAGCGAAGCGGGCGAGTGCATTGGCGCGATCGGCGCGGCCGGCGCGGAATTGCTCCTCTTGCGCCGCTATGTCCGCCTTGATCTGGTTTTGCACGTAGTCGAACGCAAAGTTTTGCGTGTGGTTGAGCGACGCCCCGAACGCGCCAAGCCCTTGGCCGATAGCGCTGAAAATATTGGCCACGGCGCTTCGGTTGTTGAAGAACCGATTTGGATCCGGGGCCGCCTCTTGCGTGTACCTCGCGAGCTCGTTTTCGAGTCCTTGGTTTTGCTTCGCGTAAGCCGCCTTTTTGCGCTGCAGCTCCGCAGCCTGGTCGGCGACCGACTGCTGCGCCGCGAGGTTGTCGGCCGCGGCACGCGATGCCGCAGCGTCGGCCATTTGCTTTTTCGCGTTCATCTGGCTCAACTGAGCGTCGAGCACGGCAGAGCCAGCGTCGATGCGCTCCCCGGCTGCGCGCGTGTCATATGCGGGGCCTGCCTCCGTTGTGACTTTGCGCGTGCTCGGCGAATAGCCAGCGGGGCGGTAAGGGCCCCCTTGGACCACCTTGCCGTTCATGAGTTCATCCGCAGCGCGACCTGCCGCGGCGTCTCGCGCTTGCTGATAGGGGTCAGCAGGCGCCGAAGCTTGGCCGGGCGCATGGCCCTGCTCCTGTTGGGGCTCAGGCGACTCAGGAGCAGCATCCGGCGGGGCTGGAGCCGCAGTAGCAGGGGGCGCAAAGCCGCGCGCCAGCGCAGCAATGCGCGGCCCAATCGGTTCGAGGGGAGCCGGCGGGACGCCTGCCTCCGTGCGGTCGTTGGCGAGCCGCTTCTCGTTCGCATTGTGCTCCGCTGCGGCCTGCCGCTGGCGCTCACCCTTATCTGGCACACCCTGCCAGCCGAGTTGGCCGTTCCAAAGCTTGCCAAAAAAACCGCCGCCCGCGTCGGGCTTCGAGTCGCCCGCCGGCTTGTCATTCGCTGCGAGCCGCTGATCGTCCGTAAGCCCCAGGCGCTCGCGGTGCTCCTGTGCAATTTCCGGCAGCGCCATCAACGGCGGTCGGCCGTCGTCGAAGTGCAGCAGGCCGGCGCCTGGCATCTCCGGAACATCGGTAACGTTGACGATCTTCGCCATCAGAAGCGATTCCCCATTGAATCCCCGCCTCGCGCTGATTCGAGCTCGCGGCGCCGCGACTCGTCGAGCATCGACCTCAGCTCGTCGAGCTCGGTCTGATGCGCGTCGAGCTGGTTTTGCTGCGCGTGATTCTGTGCGGTGTTGACCGTCGCCAGCCGCATGCCGTCGACGTACAGCTTGCCGGTCTGCGGGTCCTCGCCGACGGTGCTCTGCGTCACGGGATGCGCAGCGAGGTCCTGCGCCATTGGCCCGACGTAGGTGCCGGCGCCGTCGCGCGGGTCCTTGTACCGGTACATGCTGCCCGGTGCGTTGCGAGCCGAGTCGGCGAGCAGAGCGTCGCCTTTGCTCAAAATCGGGTGCGACTCGTCGCGAGCGAATCGCGCATAGGCCTTGTCGTTGGTCTTTTCAGTCGTGTCGGTACCGGCGACGTCGTCGAAGCGCGCGGTCGGTACTTTCGAATAGTCCTTGACCGCTTTTGGATCGCTCGCCACGCCGCCAGCGCCGTATTTTTTCGACAACGAATCGAGCTCTGCAAACGGGTCGCGCCGGTCGGACTGCAGGTATTTGCCACCCGCCGAAAGCCCAGAGCCGAGGGCCGATAGCGGGGTGACATCGGTCTTCGAGCGAACGTCGGAGAACATTTTGCCGAGCTGCTTGCCGGCAATGCTCCCGACAATTCCGCCAACGGGCCCGCCGATCGCGGTGCCGACCGCAGCGCCGCCCACCTGACCAACCGTGCCAGCCGTCTGCGTACGCGCCGCCTGCTCTTGCTGTTGCTTGCTAGGACCCGACGGCGCGGGTGCCGATTGCGCTGGCGCCTGGCTCGGCAATGGCTGCACCTGGCCGGTCGGTGTGCCGAGCGGGGTGATGTTGGTCTTTGCGCGCTCGTCGGACGTGGCAGCAATCACGCTACCTGCAGCGCTCGCTCCTGCGCCGATGTATGCCTGCTGGCGGTTCGCGTCTGCGATGCCGGCTTGCGTCGCGTTACCGGTGTCGATGCCGTGGGTTTGGTTGGCCGAAGCCCACTGAGATTCCCGCCCGGCGAGCGCGGTGGCGTTGATGTTGAGCTGCTGCGTTTGAGCGCCCATCTCCGCGCCCATGCCTTGCTGTTGCGCGGCCTGCTGCTGCTGCGCCCACGCCTGCGAGGAGGCGTCGTTGAGCTGCGTTCCCTGAAGCGCTGTGTTCGTTTGATATTGCGCGCCAGCGAGCCCGGTCGCCGCCGTACCTTGGTCCGCGCTAACCGTTTGACCAGCGATTCCGCCGGCCTGACCGAGTGCGTTTAGGCGCTGCGCCTGGTATGCCGTGTTTTCCTGCGCACGTAGCGCTGCCATTTGGTTGTTCGATGTTTGCTGCGCCACCGCGTTTTGCGCGATCGCTTGGCGCATCGCAGCGGCGCTGCCGCCCATGCCGCGCCCCGATCGCGCCATCGCAAGCGCGTTGGCAGTGTTCGCATTGGTCGAGTCGCGCAGCTGCGCCTGAGCAGCGCTGTCCCCTGGGCCCTGATTCGCGAAATTCATCAGCGCGCCGTAGGACCCGGTCTGCATGCTGCGGTCCTGCAGCGCGTTCGTTACGCCAGCGTTGTAGCGCGACGTGTTGCCTTGAAAGACGCCGAGCCCGCGACTGCCTGCAGCAGCCGATAGATCACCCGCTCGCGCCGCGTCGCCGCCGAAAATGGCGCTATATTTGTCACCCGTTGCCTGCGCGTTGCCCAGCATCGCCGTAGTGGCCGCGCTGTTGTGCGAGCCGAGCTCGAAATCGCCCTGCTGCTTCGCGAGAGCTTCTGCATCGCTGAGGTTGCCAAAGAGTTCGTTCTGGACACCAAGATCTGTTTGGTCGTTTCCGTAAGTGCCTGTCATCCACGCGCCTTTTGGCGGGTGTTTCGGATCAACGATCTGGCGTCCCATCAGCCCGGCGTTGGTGGTATCGAGCGAGCCTTGCCCGGACGACAGTGCAATCTGTCGCAGCTTGGCCTGCTTCAGTTCCTCGGGCGTAGGCGTTCCGTCAGGATTGGGCATTAGGCTTTTCTCCCCGCGGCGAGCCGCTTGGTTTTTCCAATTGCTTCGTGCTCGATGAACAGCGCTTGCGCGATGAAACCTTCCGTTGGCCCGCCGGCGTCCGCGTCGGAAACCGTGACGCGAATCGCGGAACCCAAGCGCGTTTTGGGCGTCACATCGAGGTAGACCGAACCATCTGCGCCGTCGGCGCTCGAGACCGCGAACGGGTAAACGTCAGGTGACGCGCCATCGACCGAAACGGAAACGTTGACCGTGCTGTTGCCCACGAATTCACCGACAACCAGCACGCGATCGAACCCGCCGTATCCGCCGATCCCGAAGGGTCGAACGTCCCCCGTCCCGAGAGCGGTTGACACAAATCCACCGTTCAGCCCGATGAAGCTCGGCGACTCTTGGAGCAGTGACACAAACTTGCCCGTGCTCGCGTTCGAACGCGATTGAATGTACTCGTTGAGCCATGTGCCGCCCGGGCCCATTGACGCCGCATCGTCCAGGTCAACCGACCAGCCTTGGCACCGCAGGTCGTAGACGAGGCAAAGTGTTTGCTGCCCCGGAGACTCGGTGTCCGTCATCACGAAACGGACCGTGATCTCGCCCTGCTGGGAATTACCGGACGGAATCACGACCAGCGTCGCGCTTTTGCAAATTGGGAACGACGCGAGCGAATCGCTGACCTCGGCGCCGATATAAAGCGGTGTGTTGAAGCCGCGTGGAAGCAGATAGATCCCGCGCGTCGACTGGAAAAACACGCCGATCGAGGTCTCTACGACCGAGCGCCAATCGATACATCCGATGTCTGTGGGCAGCTTTTGCGGTTGGTTGAAGCTGCCGACGCCTTGGTCGTTCGGCCCGTCGCCGGTGACAAGATAGATCGCCTCTCGCGCGAAGGCGACGATGATACCGTCGAGTGACGCGAGCCCCGTGCACTCCTCGGGCAAGAAGACGAAAAACTCCTCGCTGTCCGAAAACTGCGTCGGCTCGCCATCGACAAGCAGCTTGCTCGCGCAGATCTGATTGCGCTCGAACAGCCCGCCAAGCCAAATGCGACCGCTGTTGTAGCAAATGAACGTGCACGGCGGTGGCGGCTCGTTCGCGAGCACGCCGCCATCCGTATAAATGAACTCAGCCGCTTGCGCGAATGCATCGGACAGCGCGTCAACGTAGGTAATCGGGGCACCAGGCGCGCCGCTGAGCGCCGTTGTCCCGCTCACATTCGTCACGCGATGGAAAGTCGTGCCGCCCGCTAGAGTCCGGTAAATCTGCAGCGTCGGTTGGAGCGCTCGAGCGCTGGCGACGAGCGGAGCAATCACCAGCGTTCCCGACTTGTTCAAAGCCGTCGTCGTCATCGAGACGGGGTCGCTCGGCGCGGAGCGATGGCGGCGTCCCTGTGTATCGATGTACTCGGCGACCGCAACATAGAGGTAGGGCAACGAAGCGGTCAGCGAGCCGCCAAGCGTCGCGGTCGCCGAATAGATCACCGGTGCGCTCGAGAACCCAGTTTCCTCGCTGTTGCCGTTGTATTCGTAGAGCGCGCCGCCTGAAATCTGCAGCGCTCGACCAGCCATGACCGTGTCGCGCGCGGCGAAGCGCTGAGTCGCGAAAAGGTTGTAAAACGAAACCAGGTCGAGCCCGAAAGCGTCAAACGTGCCGGTGCCGCCGCCAACAGTCACCGTGTTCATGAACGCCGAGAAAAACGTGCCGGCGCCGTCACTCACGACATCCGGTAGATGGTGCTGCGGACCCGTGTCGACCGAGTCGACTCCCGCATTGGCGAAAAAGGAAGTCATCCCTGGGACATGCAATTGGCGTCGCGTTCCGCCGCCGCCCAACCAGATCAGGTAGTAGTTGCGTTGGTCTTCCCAGGGCCGCGGAACGCTAGTGGTTCCGTTGTGCGAACTCGCCCAAATATACGAGCCGTCGAGATAGCCGCCAACCCCGGCGAACGGTTTCGATGCGGGGTTGAGAAATTCCAGAGTCGATGTCCCTGTGGCGCCCGCGAGCGCATCGGCCCCGCACAGTCGAATGTAGCTGCGCTCGACGGGCGCCGAGTTCACGCCGCCCCAAACGATGTCCGCCGTCGTGTTCGTCTTAATTGCGGCAAACGGCGTATGTCTGTTGTTTCCGTCGGTCTCAATGAAAATCGGTCCGGTGGTCACCGCAGTCATCGCATTGTTGAATGCGGTGTATTGGATTTTTCCGCTGCCCTCGATCCACGTCAGGAAGACGTTCGAGGTAGCGGTTCCAACGATGCCAGAGCGCAATTTACCGGCACCCGTCGCCTGCGTCCTGGTCTGCGTCGCGGTTGGGTTCGTCGCGCCCGTCATGAGCTTTGCGGTGAGTGTGGTAATCGCGCTCGTGAAGCAAAACAGCCAGTCTGTCGTGCGCGCGTAGGCGTCGAACACGTCCGTCGCCGCGTTTAGCGCGCCGATGGTCACTGTGTTCGTGATCGTGAGTGTCGTGGTGTCGAACGTCTTGCACACGACGTTGCCGCCGCTACGAAAGAGCAGGTACACCAGGTTTCCTACGGCGACGCATCGCGGCCAGTCGCTACCGCCAGTCGCGAGCGTCGTTTGCGGAATCACGATCGCGCCGCTCGTGCTAATCACCTTGTAGTAAACGTTGTTCGCAGCGCCGCCGGCGTCGTCATCCCACGCGACGATGACGTATCCGTTGGCGTAGGCGGTGGTCGGGTTCTGCACGTTCGTAGGCTGCGGTCGGTAAATCGGCTCGCGGCGCCCCGGTGCCCAGTGCGAAATGTGCTGGAAATTGGCGGCAATCGCGTCGGTCCAAGCCTGCCC